ACACGCCTACGAGGTATTGAGCGAGACTCAGCGCTTCCGTATCGCTCAGCATCGGCAGCGAACGTGTCAACGTGCGCGTAAAATAGGCGGCCTGGCTGGCCGCGTCGGTCGCAACTTGCTCCGTACCGCCCGTCCGGGTTACGCGCACTTCGTTCCAGATCTGCGCGTCGTCATACGTGCTCATGGTGCTGAGAAACGGCAGTGTCGCGCCGGCCGCGTCGTCAAATGTCGCCGCGCTTGTCAGGCTATTGGTCATGCGGTAGTACCGATTCTGGAATGTCGCTTTCCCGTCGGCGCCCATGAAAAACAGCCCGCTTTCGACATCGGCCACGTTTTGAAAATGGCTAAGCGCCTGCGTATTCACGAACGTGCCGGCCTGGATCTGGCTACTGGCGCTGGCCAGCGTGCGATCGGCCGCCGGCCAGCCGATATTGGTAAGCCATGTATCGATTGACCAGTTACAAAACTCATTCGAGTACGCGCCATTTAATTTGACCGATGCGAAAAAAGTAAAAGCATCCACGCATTGGATCGTTGTGGTCACGCTCAGCCCGCCCGATGAGTCGGGCGGCCAGCTGCTGACATGGCCGACGAACAGATCGTACACGACGGCGCTATACGTCGCGCGAATACGGATCTTCACCATCGGCACGACATCCGGCGCATAGGCGCCGACCGCATAGGCTGGATTGAAGCGCCGATCCTGATTGTCTAAGACCAGCGTGGCGCTGCCGGCCTCCATGCGTGAAAGCGCATCGGCCCGGCCGCGGCGCGTCGTAAAGCTAATGACATACGATGTAATATCCGTCCATGCATTGCTGGCCAGCGGCGTCAAGGGCGGATCGCCAAACGCGATCGAAATGTCGAGCGTTGGCCATGCCATTACGGTGTCACGTTCGGGCTAAAGATGCTGACATTCCGCGCCCCGAGCTGGTTTAAGCCGTTGCGGATCGCGACGATTAAATCCTGTTCTGTTTTGACGCTGCCTTGCACAATGACATTCCCTGTCCAGACAATGCCGCCGCCGCCCGCGGCCGATGTCGCAGGAAGGGTCGGCAGCGCCCCGCCCCCTGTCGGCTGAACCGCATCCACGGCGCCGCCGGCGCTTTCGGCCGCCGCGCCGATGTCACTGAACCAATTGGCTAAGGGCGGCGGGCTATGCCCTTGCAGCCAGGATGGTATTTTAATGCTCGGCAGACTATCACTGATTTTAACAAACCAGTCATAGGCATCGCTGGCCGCGCCCGTTACGGCATTCCAGCCGCGCACGATCGGATCGATATACCCCGTCTTAAAGTCGCTTAACGCTTGCTTCATCGTGTTCCAGGCGGTCACGACGCGATCGATCCCGCGCGGTAAATCTTCACTCAGCGCGCGGCCTAATTCTGCGATGATCGGGCCGAGTATCGGCGCCAGAAAATTATACAGATCGGTCAATGCCGGAATGAGCGTATCCGTAACGAACGTCGCCGCGACTTCGATCCCGCGCGCGAAACGCTCTGCAAACACGCCGATCGCCTGTTGCACTTCCGGACTGTTCAGCCAGGCGCCGAACTTATCCAGCACGGGTAACAGTCTCGATCCCATCGTTTCGAACGCCTCACCCATGCCGGCCTTAAATTGCGTCATGCCGCCGGCGGCCTTTGCGGCGGCCGCAGCCTGCCCGGCATAGGTTGTCGCCAGCTGATCCATGATCAATGTTTGCGCGCCGGCCGCGTCGCCGGCTGCCTTGAAGTCTTTCAGTTGCTGTTGCTGCGATGCGCTCAGATTAATACCTTGTTTCTCGAGGCGATTCGCGGCATTGAACGGATCTTGTAATGCCAGGCCGAGTTGCTTTGCGGCGTCGGCGGGCGCCGTGCCAAGCGTCTCGGCCATGTCGATCGCGGTCTGGGTTAAGCTGTCCATCTCGATATTGACATCTTTAAACCGCAAGAGCACATTTTCGGCGCCCTGGATCTGATCGTCGCCAAACATGCTCTGGCCAGCCGCATCCGACATGCTGGACGCAAGATCTGCGACTTCTTGCGCGCTTACGCCGGCGGCGTTGCCCGTATTCGTGATGATCTGCTCAGTCTCAGCCATGAGACGGCGCGACTCTTGCGCGTCGGATACGCCCCCTGCGAGGGCCGCGCCAAACGCCACGACGCCGGCCAGCGCAGCGCCGCCCGCAACCATGCCGACATTCCCCAGGCCGCTGGAAAGCGACGATAGCCCGCTACTGGCTTCGTCTTTCATGGTTACGAGTAATTCAAGCGCGGCTTGACTCATGCCCATGATCTAACTCACGATCGCGCGTTCCGATCCGCGATATCTTGCTCGGCCAGCATGCGTGCGAATAATTCCTCTACAAAGTCAGGGTCTAATCTTCCGACCTGTTCAGGCGTCCATCCAAAGCGGATCGCAAAGGTGATTTCTGCGTCATAGTCGCCAATTGTAGACTGAGACTTGGTTGGTCGCTGGCCTGGCTTGCGATCGAGCCGGCCGCGCCATTTTTCCCTGATGTGCTGCCGGCGACTGGTTTTGGGTTGGGGCTGTCCGGGCGCTTATTGCGGCGCGCGATTTCGTCTAAGACCAAGACAAGGTGCGGCTCAGTCGGATCGAGCGCGCGGATCTGCTCCGGCGTGCATGGCACGCTTGCCAGATCCGGCCCGTCCCATCTGACAATATTGTGAATCAGCAGCGCCAGCTGGTAGAGGCCGATATGGCGCTCGATCGTCTTATCGTCGGCGCCGATCTTAACCACATCGGCCTTGACTTTCGCATCAGTCGCTACGTCCATTTTCGCCCGAATATAGATCACGTTCGGCGGCGTCTCGCTCAGCACTTCAGCCGGATCGAACTCATAGACGGGTACGGGCGGATCGGTTACGAAGTATCTACTCATAGCGTTGTTCTCGTATTCTGCGCCGACAGCACGAAGCCGGCGCCGGCCGTGCTGTCATACTGCGCCGTAACGGTGTAGCGCATCGTGACGTTGGTATCCTCCACCGATCCCCATTCAAAGGCGTCCAGCGGCCCGTAGATGTCAAGATTCAAATATGAATAATAGTCCGGCGTCACACTCTCGATCAGCGCGCCGTTCAGCCGGATGCGCATCTTCACGATCGTATCCGCCTCGTATGTCAGGTATTCCTTACCGACGCCGATCGACGCGGTATTTAATTCGACTTCGATCGTCGCCTCTGCGGCGCGCGGCTTGCGGCCGGTGGTGGTAAAGTTCAGCCCGCCGCTCGGCCCGTTGGCGTAGTTCTTATACGTGACTCCCGTCGGGATCGTCCAGTCGGTCTTGATAAACCGACCTGTTACCTCAGTCGTGCCGATCGCAGAGCTGGTGTCCATCCACAGCTGCATGGCGCCCGGCATGAGCAGATCGCCGGGGATCGCGGCCGGAAAGACCGGCGCAGAGACGCGGGTTGGAAAGCGCCCCATGCCCTTCATGGCCCATGTCGCGCCGTCTTCGCTGGTGGCGTCGGCGCTCACAGTCAGCTCATCCCCCATACAATAGGCCGCTTGCCAGATCTGGACGTTCGGATCGCCGGCGTACAATGTGCCGCTCTTAATGTCATCAGATGTCAGGGTCGGCAGATACGTCCAGAGGCGCGTCAATACGCCGTTGGTCGGCGTGCTGGGAGATGTAACCGCTTTCATAAACATATTAAAGACGATCGGCGCATAGTTCGGATCGGCCAGACTGTCCGGTATCTCCCAATTACAGCCGGTGCGAACCGTCTTCGATCGGTAGTACTGCTCGAGCGTGCCGCGCGCCTCTTCCGGGCGGTACTTGGTACGAAACGGCGTCAACGTGCCGGCGAATGGCAGTAAGTGACTCGGAGGTGTAACTACAGTCCCCCTGGTACTTTCCAAAGCTAATCCGAAGACCGACAAGGGAATCTCGGCACTAGGCATTTATGGCCTCCTGATGCGCTAAACTGTGGTATAATGAAAGTAACGGAAAGCCACGCGATGCTTGTAACATCCGTGGCGCGGCCAATCGCTTAGGGAGATTGACATGGATACTATACCATCCCCTTGCCCCAAGTGCGGCGGCCCGCGCTATCACGATGGAAAGACAGTGCGCTGCCGGCCATGCCGAAACGCAGCAAAGCGACTTCCGCCCGATCGTGAAAAGAAACCTCGGAAGCCACGCCCATACCCACCAACAACACACTGTACGAAATGCGGCATCCTGAAAACGGCTCAGAATACTGGTAAATCGAGCTATTCTCGTGATGGATTGCGCGAATGTTGCAAGGCATGTAGAGGGCCAGACAACGCCGCATATATGCGCCAAAAGCGCGCCGCAGATCCAGCACGCGCCCGCAAGCAATCGCGTGAAAATATGCGCCGGCAGCGCGCGACCGCTGAAGGCGCAGCGCGGGCGCGTGCCGCAAATAAG